TTAATCGTGGATTGAATCTACCAACCACTGATTACACAATCTTGTTGACGTAACCATGAACCGTGACAACGTTAGTTGTTGCGGCAAAAGCTCGCACAACCAACGCTGTAGCGTTTCCCTTAATAAGCAAACCGGGTGTAATCAAATACAAACCAGATTCAGCAGGAACAGAAAATTCAATGTGGTCGTTAGGTGCCGTAACACCACCCCATTCAAGTGTCAGTTTTACTGCTGAAGCAGATGTGTTCTTTGCATAAATCCAGATTTCATCAAGAGATGTTACAACAGTTGGTCCAGTATGAATCAGAGTTCCCGGTGTAGCAGTTGCGGCCACAAGGATGCCCCTGCCATCGGTCGAACTACCGAGGGTGCTTTTACTAAAGACTGCCATGCGTTATTCCGAAATCGATTGGAGTTCAGTTTGGTGAACGTTGATTGCGGCTTCGAGAGTAGCCAAAGCTGCTTCTGAAGACGCAACACCAGCTTCGTCACCCAACTGGGTGCAAGTCTGCTTGTTGAGTTCATGTTGCCATGCTTCTGCAGCAAACTGTGAAATCCTTTGTGTCAGGATGTTCTGCTTCTGCTCTGCGGTTAGTAGTGATGTGTAATCAATTGCCATTGTTTTCTCCTTAAGAAAATATACTTGCTGCTAATAGGTTTTGGTCGCCTTCATAGAATGAAGAACTTCCGTCTCCGGCAACGTATGCTAGCACGGTACCGGCACTGTTTTGCCACTGTTGTAGGTTGCCTGTCTGTGAGGCAGCGCCCTTAACAACAAATGCAATGTCACCTGCCGTGGTGTTTGTAATCTGTGCCATCGCACCAGAAGTTAACGCTGAACCAACGCCAAGACGACCAGCCATATAATTGCCTGCCGTACCATCCATGTATAAGTTCCAACGGTTTGTTCCTGAAGCAATCTGACTAAAAAAACCATAGTTATTGGTTGCACCAGTCATACCAGATGAAACAAAGAAACCAGTTTGGTTTCCAATCGTTGAACCAGCACCGGGGGTTGCAATACCGCCAGCATTAAAGTGGTTGAGGTTTTGCAGGTTAAACACTGCTGCTTGTGTGCTAACTCCAGTACCAAAAACATTAACACCAGTAGTTACATCGGATTGAATGGTGGATTGCACAAATACTGGACGACCAGTTGTTGCTCCAGTAATGTTTCTGTTTACATAAATAGTTTGTCCAGCGGAAGCAAATCCACCAACACCCAAAGCACCAGCCAAATAGTTGTCGGCAGTACCGTTCATGTATAGGTTGAAACGATTTGTTCCTGAAGGTATATCTCCCCAGTAACCATAGTTATTGGTTGCACCAATTAAACTGGAAGTTACGTTAAAACCTCTTTGGTTGGTAACTGTTGAACCAGCACCAAAAGTTCCCTGCTGTGCTTGATAATGAATGAGTGTTGAAATAGTAAACGCTGCTGCTTGTGTGCCAGCAAAAGTGTTGTAATAAATAGCACCAGTAGCATCAGATTGAACTTGACCAGTATTAAAAATACCCAATGGTTGAGTACTACCAGTCATATTTTTATTTAACGTAAGCGTACGACCAGCGGCTGGTATTATACCAATACCGACCTGACCAGTACCGTCAATCCTCATTCTTTCGGCATAGTCCGAAACCGTACTTCTTGTATTAAACCGAATTGCTCCGTTGTACACATTGTCTACGTTTATGAAATCAATACTTAAATTGACTACACCACCTGCATTATTGTTGCTAATTGATGTGTAACTATTTGCTGTCGTGTTGCTATTACGCAACTTTATTTCAGGTTCTCGAGCAAAAACAGCAGTTGCAGGGCTGCGTGTTATTAAACTAAGCAAACCTGCAGATTGAACATCGGTAGTTGTTCTTTCAATAGAGGTGGCAAACGACGTATCAACAGTTTGAACAACAATAATGTTTCCACCGGAGTTGATTCGTGTGAGAGAGGTTCCAGCAGAGTTCTGCCATTGTTGCAAATCACCTGTTTGCGACGCTGCACCCTTAACAATAAGCCCAACATCGGCTGCGGCGGTACTCGTGATTCGTGCCATCGCACCCGACGTAAGGGTTTCGCCAACACCAAGACGACCAGCAAGATAGTTTGCTGCCGTACCATCCATGTATAAGTTCCAACGGTTTGCCGCCGAAGAGATAAGACTACGGAAACCAAAGTTGCTTGTTGCACCAGTCATCGCTCCTGATACCAAGAAACCCATCTGTTCAGTAACAGTAGAACCAGCACCAATAGTTCCCTGAACAGCAGAATAATGAATCAAGTTGCCAAGAGTAAAGGCTGCCGCTTGTGTACCTATTCCAGAGTAATACGCATATCCTGAAGATGTAACATCAGATTGAACCGTGCCTTGGCTTGTTATTCCATAAGCGTTTATTGCACCTGTAATTGGTTTTAATACACGAAGGTTGATGCCTGTTACTGGTGTTGCACCGATACCCAATGAACCATTCAAATAGTTGTCAGCCGAACCATCCATAAACAGGTTGTATCGTCCAGTACCAGCAGGTATAGAACCTTGAAAACCGTAGTTGGTAGTTCCACCAATTAATGTTGACTGAGCAGTAAAACCAATCTGTGTACCCATTGACGAACTGGCACCAATAGTTCCTTGTGTTGCTTGATAGTGAACAACCACAGGTATTGCACCAGCACTAGCCGCTGTGTTTGACCATGTGCTGTAATAAATTGCCCCGTTTACTGCATCAGATTGAATCTGACCAGCATTAAAAATTCCTAATGGCTGTGTTGAACCAGTCATTGGAATACCGTAGTTAATACCACGACCAGCCGTTGGGTTTGCACCAATACCAAAACGACCAGCAGAGTTAATCTTCATTCGTTCTGTTATGGTCCCAGCAGAGTTAGCAGTAGTGAATGAAATAGCACTTGGAACTACACCTGCAGAAATAGTTCCTTCAGCAAAAAAATTAATAGCCGCAGCGTCGGTGTAAGCAGAACCACTATAACCACCAACAAGAATTTGACCAATAACGTTCCCATTAACAACAGTTGTTGGTGAAGCATTTGTTCCGTTCATTTTTTGGAGAATTATGCGACCACCAGCACCCCCAGCACCACGAATGGTTTGACCAGATGAACTATCACTAAAAATTTCAAGAGAACTAGCACCAGTACTAAATTGTGCCCCGATTAACACAGTTCCGTTAGCAGTTACAACGAACGGTGTTGAGTCAGGGTTGGTTGAATCCTCAACGACCAACGCATTACCAGTACCATTCTGAGTAATACGCAACAAATCTGCAGTAGTAGAACCCGAAATAATCTGGTTAGTTGTAAATGTATTTGTAGAACCAACTAAAGCATCACCAGTACCAGTACCCGCTGGACCCTGAGGTCCAGTCGGACCAGTAGCACCCGTGGCACCAGTAGCACCAGTATCACCCCTAGGGATAGTGAAGTTAAATACCGCTGCACCTGATGTTCCAGCGTTAGTGATTACCGCACTAGAACCAGCTGTGCCAGTTGTGACTGTTCCAACCGCAATAGTTGCTGCAGTACCTGTAGCACCAGTTGCACCTGTTGCGCCTATTGGACCAGTGGCTCCTGTGGCGCCTGTTGGACCTGTTGCACCAGTCAAACCAATTGGTCCCTGTGCGCCTGTAGCGCCAGTAGGTCCAGTTGCACCAGTTAAACCAGTTGGACCCTGAATACCTTGAATGCCTTGAATGCCTTGAGGTCCAGTTAGACCAATCGGTCCCTGTGGACCGACAGGTCCAGTAGGTCCAAAGTTAGCCGTAGCGACCACAGTAACTGTGGCCGTACGGACAACACCATTGGTGCTGTCACCACGCTCGATGGTTATCGATGTTCTTGCCATTTAGCGTGTCACGTCCGCAAGAACATTGACTGAACCAGCCAAGATGGTGGAAACAACGCCAGCGTTTGTTTCCTCAAAGTCCCAGTAGTGTGTTCCCACACTCAGTGTTGCCGTCACAGCCGGCAAGATTGTGCACGTTACTTCGCCTGCGGCGGCGTTGGTAATTGTGCACGTGAAGGATGCATCAATAGCGGTTGCATCCTTTGTAGTTCTTCATTCCTACTTGGATGTAACCATCCCAGCACGGTCCTTTTTTCTTTGATGCCATATAGTTTGCGCACTTTGTTACCGATGTTGTAACGAAATGACTTATTAGAGATGAAACAGAACGAAGAACTGAGCTTGACAGCGGCACAACAACAATATTTGGAGTGGTTGTGCACTGCACCGAGTGAACGAACGCCACCTTCTAAGGAGAAGATGGCTTCGCATCTGGGCGTGAACATCTCAACATTGCGTCGTTGGGAGAAAAAAGATGTTTTCGTCGAGCAATGGAAGGCTTCTGTTGACTCGATTCAAGGTTCACCTGAGCGCACCCAACGTCTGCTTGATACTTTGTACAGCAAAGCTCTAGATGGTGATACAAAGTCTGCTCAGTTGTATCTTCAAGCGACTAACCGTATGGCTCCGCCTACGGTAACGGTTCAGTCTAATAAGAAGGCAGCAGAACTTTCTGATGCTGAGTTGGACTCTTTGATTGCTGCGGTAGCGGAGCGAGAGAAGGCTCAACGTACACATTTGAAGGCATTGTGAACATGGTTGAATGCCCAGAGTGTGGCGAGGAGTATCCACCTGTGGCAACACATTGGATTTGTCCAGCGTGTGGGATTGATGACAAAGCACAGCCGAAGATGGCGGTGTTTGAATTGAGGGATTATGGCGACAACTAACGATGCGATGTTTACGGCCCTTTCGGGCTCGTATCCATCTGCCGGTCAGACCCTTGGTGACTTGCTGTATGCGTTCTGGTCTGAGAAGGGTTTGCAGTATCGTGGCACGCTTGAGCGTGACTGGTACATTGAGCAGGGTGCTGTTGGTTTTACCCTTGGCGATTTGGCTAACGATTATTTTGCAAACCTGTACGACCTTGTAACCTTCGATATATCTGACCCAGATGAGTGGTTAGAACTACAAGTATTTGACCGTTACGATACGGTTGAACAGCAAATATTCACTTTACTTTGGTAATGTAACGATTTAGGAGAACATATATGGCAACTTTCACAAAACTCGCACTTCAACCAGCAGGCACAACAGGCACAGGTCTTGGTATCAAGGTCGCTGCTACGGCAACTGCTGGTACAGCAATTCACACAGCGTCAGCAACTACTACTACGATTGATGAAATTTGGTTGTACGCGGTTAACTCCTCTGCATCTGATGTGAAGTTGACGATTGAGTGGGGCGAAGCAACTGCACCTGATGGGAACATTGAATACACGGTTAAGGCTGAGAACGGTCTTTACCTGATTGTTCCGGGTCTTTTGTTGCAGGGCAACGCAACCGCTAAGGTTGTTCGTGCGTTTGCTGCAACTACAAACGTTATTGTGATTCACGGGTACGTTAACCGCATTACAGCGTAAGGTCATCTTAGATGCCCTCTTTTCTTAGAACTACAGCAGGTGGTAAAGCCATTAGTGGCGGAGCCTTGCAACCTAGAGGTCGCCGTGGTAACACGGCTCAGGTAGCCTCTTATTGGGCTGGTGGTGTTGAGGAATTGGGTTCGTATGAACCTATTGCTGGAACTGTAATTGTTGGTTCTGGTGGTCAGTCAGCGATAACTTTTAGTTCAATCCCTGCTACCTACAAGCATTTGCAGATTCGTGGCATGATTCGTGGTGGTGGTGAAGTTCGTTATCAAATGAACGGTGACACGACAGCAAACTATTCGTTCCATACTGTTTCCGGAAACAACGGCACTGCGACTAGTGGCGGTGGGGCAAACCAAAACTATTCTCGTTTTCTTGTTTATCAAGGTTTGACATCAACAGCAAACTCTTTTGGTGTTTTTGTTATGGACATTCTTGACTATGCAAATACAAACAAGTTAAAAACAACTCGTGTTTTGTATGGTCAGGATGACAACTCAAATGGTGAAACAGGTTTGGCTAGTGGTTCATGGTTTAACACTAATGCGATAACAAGTGTTACTATCTATGGCGCATCATCAAATATGCTGGAATATTCTCATTGTGCATTGTATGGAATTAAAGGATAATTATGCCAGCAACCTATGA